TCCTTTTTGGAATGTTGTGAAATATTCTAAAGGTAAATATGGTTTAGAACTAGGATTAGCTGGCTTCAAGAAAGAAAATGTTCTTGTAGAAGTTAATGATGGTATTCTATCTATTGAAGGAAAAGTAGATGATGCAGCTATTGACTATGTACAAAAAGGATTATCAACTAAATCTTTCTTTAAGCAGTTTGCATTGCCAAATGAAGCAGTTGTAGATGAAGCTAAAATGGAAGACGGTATGTTGAAAATCAAGTTTGGTGTTAAAGAACTTGATAAAAAATCTCAAAAAGTAAACATTAAATAGTGTTACCTTATACTGAAGAGGAGTGGGAATTTATTTCCACTCCTTACAAATATACCCCATAGTAACTTCACCATTAATATAGTGAATATTATTTTTGCTATCATGGTACATGTTTTTTTCAAACCAAACATCACATGGTTCATGAATAGGAATATCTTTTAAATAATATTCCGTAGGAGACAGGACCATGATAAGTGATATTATTAAATCCATTCTCTTAATTCATCCCCGGTAATTTTAGTAGCTATATCCATTTTACTTCTAAGAGCTTTTACTATTTTTTCATCTACTGTATTTTCAGCTATGATATCAATGTAAGTCATTTTTCTAGTTTGACCTGCTCTATTTATTCTAGCTTCTGATTGTATTCTTTTCTCATAATCATAACCATTTGCATAATAAACCATTGTATTAGCACCAGTTAATGTAATACCATAACCACCCGTTTGTGGAGTACCTATAATAAATCTTACTGTACTATTTGGATCTTGGATTTGTTTAATTGCATTTTGTCTATCTTCATTAGAAGTATCTCCATAATAAGTAACATATGAATCTTTACCAAATTTTTTATCTACGGCATCAATGATAGCTGCAATGTCATGTCTATAATGAGCCCAGATAACTGCTTTGTTTTCTACTTCTTCTAAAATATCTACTAATGCATCTAATCTTTCATTTTTAATATTTTTTATAGTACCATCATCTGCAGTAAAATGACCGCAAGTAATTTGATGGAGTCTCATTAATTGAACCATGGCTGTACCAGTAGTCATCATTTTTCCATCCATTTGTGCTAATGCAATTTCTTTCATAGTACCATAGATCTTTTTTTGTTCAGGAGTTAATTGAATAACACGTTTAGTGTATATGTAGTCAGGTAAATCTAAACAATCTTCTTTTAAACAACGATAAGAAAAAGGTTCTAATTTTTCTGACAACTCACTTAGGTTTCTATAACCAACTACTATCTGAACTGATCTCCCACCGAAGTTTGCAGAACGCATAACGGCATATCTAGTTCTAAATGCATAATAAGAACCATACTCCAATAATTCTGGATCAAGGAACTCGCATTGTTTATATAAATCCAATGGCGATTTAGTAACAGGAGAACCAGTTAAGATTCTTCTGTACTTTGCATGCAATCCTAACGCAACAATATTTTTAGTACGTTTAGCATCTGGATTTTTGATAGTAGTTGATTCATCAATAGCCATCAGAGTATTATGACAACTCATAAATTTAGCTGCAAACTCTAAACCTTTTTTAGTTGAAAAGGCTTCTACATTCATAACTAAAACATGAAGTTTTTCTGTTGACTCAAATAATTTATTTAATTCTTTTTGTTGTTTTTCATTAATGGCTGCTTTCCATAACACAACATCTTTTTCAACATGTTCAGCCATATGATTAGGTATCTCTAAGTCATACCAGTTTTGGTAAACACCTTTAGGCGCAATAATTAAAGCACCATTAATTTTACCTTTGTCATACAACATAGAAATATTATCAATAAGAACTTTTGATTTACCAGTTCCCATCTCCATAAAATATGCAAAGACTTCTTTATTCCAAGATTTTTCTAACGCAGTTATTTGATGTGCGTAAGGTTTAGTTTTAAATTTATAGTTTAACATTTTTATAATCTTTCTTAAAATGTTTCATCCATAACCAATTCCAAAAAGAACCATGAAATTTTCCAAATCTATTTAACCAAGATTTGTTTTCCATGTTATCAATCTCTTCGATTTGATGCTCTATACTAAGTTTTTTACGTTGTTCTTTTGATAGCAACATAAAAAGTTTATACGCTTTTTTATTATTAATCATAATATACTCCTAATTATTTATTGTCTTTCTATTGACATTCTATATAATAAGTAATAACTACTTGTCAATACTGAAAGTAAAAATATGTTAGAAAATACAGTTTATGTAATCCAGGAATTACCTGGAACAAGATCAGGTAATCCAAAATTTAATATTATGGGTGCACAGAAATATGGCAAGCTTGTCACATTGTTGCCTGAATTTAGTCAAATTGTTTTGTCACCAGGACCTTTGATATTTAAATTAAGAAAACTTTTAAAAAATTATACTGATAAAGATTATTTATTATTGACAGGTGATCCTGCAATTATAGGTGTAGCGTGTTCAATTGCCGCAGATATTACAGGAGGTAAATATAACCTCTTGAAATGGGACAGACAAGAGCATACATACTACCCAGTAGAAATTAATTTATACGAAAAAGGAACGATAGATGATAGCTGAGGAACGATGGAAGATACAAAATAAACTGTATCTAATGAAAGAAAAAAAGAAAAAACTAGAAAGATTTATACTTAACACAAAAGACCACCACAAATTTTTAAAGTCTTTTTCTTTATTTGAGAAAAGATCTGATGAAAGTATTTTAGAATATTTAAAAGAATTATTTTCTTTATTTATTTTTAATCTTGACAAGATTTTAAGTTTCCACTATATGAAGTATAAGTCTTTTTATCTTATTAAAAAGGCAAAGAAAGAAATAAAACAGTTAACAAAGGAGTTAAAACAATATGAGTAATATAAATTTTGAAGCAGATCAAACTGAATCAATAACTCAAACTAATGATGCATCATCATTAGCAGATCAAGTAGTAAAATTAAAACAGTTAGAAGATGAGATTAAAACTGTTGAAGATAATTTAAAAAAATTAAAACAAAAAGCAGATGTTCTTTCAGGAGAAGTCATACCAACTATGATGACTGAAATGAATATTTCTACTTTAAAATTAGCAGATGGTTCGGCTGTAGAAGTCAAACCCGTCTACGGTGCTTCTATCTCTCCAGATAAGAAAGAAGAAGCATTTAACTGGCTTCGAAATAACGGCCTGGGTGATCTTATTAAAAATGAGATTACTGTTTCCTTTGGTCGTAACGAAGATAACAAGGCAATCGCTTATGCGAACCTTGCACAAGGTCAAGGTTTTCAACCCGCTCAGAAGTTAAAGGTTGAACCCATGACACTTAAAGCTCTGGTCAGAGAGCGTCTCGAGTCTGGGCAAGAGATGCCCTCTGATCTATTTAATGTGTTCGCAGGAAACCGAACCAAGATAACCCGTGTATAATAAAGGAGTAATCATGAACAATACACAAAGTAACACGAACAATGAACCAAAGACCAATACTGCTGTAGTTGAAAAAACTGCTGCAGGTGCATTAGCAGTCAATATATTTGAAGCTGATGCTAACCAAGGAGTAGGTAATCTAACTCAAGAAGATTTAGCATTACCCTTCTTAAAAATACTAGGACAATTATCTCCTGAAGTTAATAAGAGAGATGGTAAATATGTTCAAGGTGCAGAACCTGGAATGATTTATAACTCTGTAACAGGAGAATTGTTTGATGGAGTAGAAGGAGTTGAAGTCATTCCTTGTCATTACAAATTGGAATATATTGAATGGCAAGATAGAGGCGAAGGCTCTGGTGCTCCAGTCGCTATTCATTCATCTTCTAGCGACATCATGTCTAAAACAACTAGAGATGCATCTTATAAAGATAGATTATCTAATGGTAATTATATTGAAAAGACAGCGTCTCATTTTGTGATAGTCAATTCTAAATCACCATCTACTGCTTTAATTGCCATGAAATCAACACAATTAAAGATTAGTAGGAAGTGGAATAGTATGATGGCTAGTATAAAAATGAAAGGTAAAAGCGGGATGTTTACTCCAGCTTCTTTCAGTCATACCTACAAACTAAAGACTACTCAAATGTCTAATGACAAAGGTACTTGGTTTGGTTGGGAAGTTAGCAAGATTGGTCCAGTACAAGATGCTGGGTTATACCAACAAGCTAAAAGTTTTTCTGAAAACATTTCTAAAGGAGATGTTCAAGTTAAACATGGTGAATCTAATTCTGAAAAAGAATCAGAAACACATTATTAGTTTTTTAAAATGTGGGCGAGCAATCGCCCACATCATACAGAATAAAGAGATGAAACATGGACAACGAACATAAAAAATTTATAAATGCGTTTACTGGATTAAGAAGAGACTTCGGTAGAGCAGATTTAAGTAAGACTGAAATAGACCCAACTACAGGTAAAGCAAAACCTCGTTATGAATGGTTACATAGAGCAATTACAGAACAAGATTATTTAGATCATTTAGATGGTAAGATATCTATAGGTATACAACCATGTGATGATAAAGGTATGGCACGATTTGGTGCTATTGATATAGATGATAAACAACATAGCTACAAAGATTTTCCTTTTAAAAAATATTTAGATATCATTACCGAATACAAATTACCATTAGTACCAGTTAAATCAAAAAGTGGTGGATTACATTTATATTTATTTACTAAAGAATTAGTTAAATCAGTATTCATTAGAAATTTTTTAGAAAAACTTTTATTTGTTTTAAAACTACCACCTAATATTGAGATATATCCAAAGCAGACAGAATTAGGTAGAGAGCCAGATGGTAAATGGAATAATGGTCAGTTTATAAATTTACCCTATTATAATAAAACAGAACGAAAAGGTTTTAATTTAGATGGTACACAATTTTCTTATGAACAATTTACTTCTATCATAGAAGCAAATACTTATTCAGCGGATGAATTAGAAGAGTTTGGTATTGAACATACAAAACATTTATTACAAGGTGGTGGAGAAGAATTTAGTGATGGCCCACCATGTCTAGGAATCTTAACTAAAAATAAATTATCTGATGGTAGAGATAGATTCTTATATAATTATATGGTGTTTGCTAAAAAGAAATATCCAGATGATTGGGAAAGAATGGTTATTGCAGCCCCAGGTAAATATTTTCAAGCTGGAGCAAATGGTGTCATAGATTGGACAGAAGATAAAACTAAAAGAAAATTAAGTTCTTGGAAAAAAGAAACTAAAGGACATACTTGTAATGAAGATCCTATTTTTGCAGTATGTATGAAAGCAGAATGCAGACAAAGAAAATTTGGATATTTATCAGATAAAAGAAAAGTGTTTCCAGCGTTAACTGGTTTAGAAAAAATAACTTATCCAGAACCAGAATATACATTCAATGTTACATTAGCAGATGGACAAACTACAAAACAAGTAAGAGCAAAAAATATAAAACAAATAATTGAATTAGATAATATTAGAGCAATCATAGGTGCAGCAGCTGATATGGTTCCACCTAAAATAAAACAAGATGAATTCCAGGAAGTCATAGATAATTTATTTCCACCTAAAGTTATTACTTCTCCACCTAAAGGAACTAGTCCAGATGAATTGTTAAGAGACTATATTGTAGAATATTTAAGAGGACCTAAAGCAGAGACTTATGCAGCATTTAGAAGTGGTGCAACTCTATTAGAAGATGGTGATGCTTATGTAGTATATCAAAGTTTCTTTAACACTTTAAAGAATAAGGAATGGAAAGAAAATAAACCTAAAACCGCAGAAATGATGCAGAGATTATTTAAATGTGATTTTGGTATTAACAAAAGATTCCCTAAAAAAGATGCACAGAATGACAACAATCCTTCTGTAAGAGTTACTAAGATACCTTTAACTATGTTTCCAGAACTACTACCAGATGACGTAGAACCTGAATTACACAGTTATCAATCCAAAGAGGAGATATATTAATGATTACAAAAATATTTGGTCCTCCAGGTACAGGTAAAACTACGACTCTATTAGATCATGTTGAATCTTATATTAACAAAGGTGTACCTTTAAATAAGATTGGTTATTTTGCTTTTACAAGAAAGGCAGCTAATGAAGCTAAACAAAGAATGTTAGAAAGAAAACCTGAATTAAATAAAAAAGATTTAATCTATTTTCAAACCCTACATTCATTTGCTTTCCATACATTAGGTATGAGTGAAGAAAATGTAATGCAACCCGTACATTATGAACAAATAGGAAAAGATTTAAATTTAAGAGTGTTAGACTCAGGAGATGAGTCTGGTTATTTAGATTTCAATAGTGAATATTTTAAAATTATTAATAAGGCTAGAGTTAAGAATATTTCTGTAGAAGAAGAATTCAATAGTAATGAATGGAGTAGAGATATTGATTATGAAACACTAGGCCATGTTTATATTAATTATAATCATTTTAAAAAACAAAGTAACTTAGATGACTTCAATGATATGATTCATAAGTTTACAGAAAATACAGATAAATGTAAGGACTTTGAAGTTATATTTATTGATGAAGCTCAAGATTTATCTCCTATACAATGGAAAATGTTTGATGTGTTAAAAACAAAAGCAAAAGATATTTATTTAGCTGGTGATGATGACCAAGCTATTTTTGCCTGGGCTGGAGCTGATGTTAATAGATTTATAAATGAACCAGCAGAAGAAATAGTATTAGAAAAATCTGCAAGGGTTCCATTAGAAGTACAAAATATATCTAATGTTATTTTAGAAAGAATTAGTAAAAGAAAAAAGAAAGAATATTTAGCTAAGGAAGGATTGCCAGGAGCAGTATATCCGATTTATACAATGGACCATATAGACTTAACAGTTAATAACTGGTTAATATTAACTAGGACTGTATATCGTTCAGATGAAATATCTAAATCTTTAAAAGAAAAAAATCTTTATTTTAAAAGTAGGTTTGGCAAAAGTTATAATAGCACTTTATACAAATCCATATTGAGATGGGGAGACTTATGTAAAGGACATGAAGTATCTCTAGCTGATATAAAAGATATTTATAGTTATCTACCTGATTCATTTAATGAAAAGAAATTTAAAAATAAAACTACATTCATTATGGATGATTTAGGTTATGAAAAAGATCTTATTTGGTATCATGCTTTTGCTAGAGCAGACCAAGAAGAATGTTTATATATCAGGAACTTATTAGCTAGAGGTGATAAATTATCAGAGGAACCAAGAATAGAAGTATCTACTATTCATGCAGCTAAAGGTGGTGAATGTCAGAATGTAATTTTAGTATTAGATAATGCCAGAAAAATAAGAGAAGCTGTTGACATAAATGTTGATAAAGCAGATGAGGAACATAGAGTTTGGTATGTTGGTGTTACTAGGACTATAGAAAGTTTATACTTATTAAAACCAAAGAAGGAGCGTTATGGCTATTCTTTGTAATTTTAAACAGAATGGGATTAGGAAGTTGTCCAAATGGAGAATGGTAGCTTCATGTCTTAACAGACGGAGTTGGTTCGAAGATTCCTTATTTCCCTGTTTTCATTACTTCGTTAAATCAACAACTACCATAACAACATAAAGGAGAAAAATGACTAATAAAAAAATGTTTGATGAAGCATTTCCACAAGACAAGCAGATAGGTGGGAATCACTACAAAAACTTTCACATTCAACCGTATGAATTTATTTCTAAAAATAATCTTTCATTCTTTCAAGGGAACGTAATTAAATATGTTTGTAGGTACTTGAATAAAAATGGAATAGAGGATATAGAGAAGATAATTCATTATTGTGAATTAGAAAAAAAGAAATTAAAAGATTTAAAGAAATAATATGGTGAGAGAACGAGGAAGAACTTGGGATGGTAGATCTAGAATATCAGATGATACCTATAGAAAAAATTGGAATGATATTTTCAATAAGAAAAAAGAACCTAGTAAAAATAAAAAAGAACCAGAAAAGAAGAAGGAGAAATAATGAGAGTACCTTTATTTGTAGCGCAGACAGAGTGGATTGAACCAGAAGAGTATCCTGATTTAAGACAGTATGATGAAATAGCAATTGACTTAGAAACAAGAGACCCAGATTTAAAATCTAAAGGATCCGGTTCTGTAATTGGTAATGGTGAAGTAGTAGGTATCGCTGTAGCTGTACCTGGAAGAAAATATTATTTTCCCATTGCTCACGGATCAGGGCCCAACATGGATCGTAGAAGAACTTTAGAATGGTTCAAAGATATTTGTGCTTCACCCGCTACAAAAATATTTCATAATGCAATGTATGACGTATGTTGGATACGTAATTTAGGTATAAAAATCAATGGTTTAGTAGTAGATACAATGATTGCAGCATCGTTAATTGATGAGAATAGATTTCAATATTCTTTGAATGCAATCTCTTGGGATTACTTAGGCCATGGTAAAAATGAAGCTGCATTAAACGAAGAAGCAAAGTCTAGAGGATTAGATCCTAAAGCAGACATGTGGCAATTACCTGCAATGCACGTTGGATCTTATGCAGAAAAAGATGCTGAACTAACTTTAGAACTTTGGCAAATATTTAAAAAAGAAATTATACATCAAGACATAGAATCTATTTTTAATTTAGAAACAGATTTATTTCCTTGTCTAGTTGATATGAAATTTAAAGGCGTTCGTGTCGACGTGGAAGGTGCGCATAAATTAAAAACCACGCTACTTGGACAAGAAGAGCAATTATTGCTAGAAGTAAAACAAGAGACAGGAATAGAGCCTCAAATATGGGCAGCAAGATCGATTGCCAAAGTGTTTGACAAACTTTCTTTATCTTATGATAGAACTGATAAATCAAATGCGCCTTCCTTTACTAAAAATTTTTTACAAGAACATAGCCATCCTATCGTACAGAAGATAGCTAAGGCAAGAGAAATTAATAAAGCACATACAACTTTTATTGATACTATTATTAGATATCAACATAATGGTAGAATTCATGCAGATATAAATCAAATTAGATCCGATCAAGGTGGAACGGTTACAGGAAGATTTAGTTATTCTAATCCTAACCTACAACAATTACCAGCTAGAAATAAAGATCTAGGACCTATGATAAGATCATTATTCTTACCTGAACAAAATCATACCTGGGGATGTTTTGACTATTCACAACAAGAACCAAGACTCGTAGTTCATTATGCAGCTCTATCTAAATTTCCATCTGTCTATGATGTTGTAGAGAATTATATTGAAGATAGTAGTACAGACTTTCACCAGATTGTAGCAGATATGGCAGAGATACCTAGATCACAAGCTAAGACTATTAACTTAGGTTTATTTTATGGAATGGGTAAAACTAAATTACAAGCTGAACTAGGTGTATCTAAAGAAAAAGCTACTGAACTATTTGAACAGTATCATGCTAAGGTTCCCTTTGTTAAGAATTTAATGAATTCTGTTAGTAATAGAGCACAAGAACGTGGACAGATTAGAACATTACTTGGTAGATTATGTAGGTTTCATCTTTGGGAACCGAATATGTTTGGTATGCATAAAGCATTACCTCATGAAGATGCACTCCAGGAACATGGACCAGGGATTAAAAGAGCTTATACTTACAAAGCTTTAAATAAATTAATTCAAGGTAGTGCAGCTGATATGACTAAGAAAGCTATGTTAGATTTATATAAAGAAGGAATTGTAGCACACATACAAATTCATGATGAATTAGATTTATCTGTAGAGTCTCCAGAACATGCTAAAAAAATTGTTGAGATTATGGAAAATGCTGTTACATTAGAAGTCCCCAACAAAGTTGATTACGAATCTGGAGAAACCTGGGGAGATATTTATGGATAAAATATATGAAAATAGACATGAAATGGGTAATTGGAGTATTGGGAACTGTACTGATGGGCTTAAGCACATGGGTTTTAGTCTCTATTGTTGACTTAAAGGAAGATACTAATTATATAAAAGGCGAACTTTTCGGAATAGATAGAAGCATAGGCAGAGTCTACAATTATATTAATAACAAAAAATGAAATTAAAACCTAAATATACAATACCTGTTTTATGGGTTATCATTCTTTTTTCTTTGTTATTATCTATATGAAAAACTGTATTTACCGGGTTTGTATGGGTTTCTGTGTCTTGTTAAAAGACTGTAAATGTACTAAGCTTAAAACAAATGAATCTCAGTCGAAACTTTAGTCTCCAAGAACTAAGTAAATCAGATACTGCTATCAGATTGGGTATTCCAAATGAACCCAATGCTAATCAAATAGAAAAATTAAAACTATTATGTGAGAATATTCTCCAACCCGTAAGGGATCATTTTGGCCCTGTAATGGTGACCAGCGGATTTCGTTCTCCTGAGCTATGTATTAGAATAGGCAGCTCTATTAATAGTCAACACTGTAAGGCAGAGGCCGTTGATTTTGAATGTCCAGGTAAAGATAATGCAGAAGTTGCCGATTGGATATATAAAAACCTTGATTTTGATCAAATGATTTTAGAATTTTATGTCCCAGGTGAAGCTAACAGTGGGTGGGTCCATTGTAGTTATGTATCTGACAAACCTAGAAAACAATTTTTAAGAGCGTATAGAGATGAAGATAAAAAAGTAAAATATAAACCCATCATAGGAAAGGCAGTAGATTTAGTATGACAAAAGATAAAATGAAAAGTTTAGATTATTTGTTTGATAATATAGATACTGTTGAGGGTAGGTGTGAGGCATGTGAAGAAACTACAATTTTAGTTGCACTTGTAAAAGAGTATTATAGATGTACTCATTGTGGTGAAGATACAAAACAACATATTAATGGTAGAATTAGATACATGCAATTATCAGATTCAGATATAAAAATTATAAAAAAACATAGAAGTATGAATATTTAACAATGGCTAAACAAAAATTCACACATTTTGAAAAAAGAGAAAGACCTAAAAAACGTAAAGGTCGCCATAAAAAAACCTTAAATAAGTCTGAAAGAAGACAAAGAAAAGCTAAATACCGAGGCCAGGGACGTTAACCTTATCACAAGAGTACTTAGGATATAATTGATATTCTTCTATATTTTCTAACGTAAAAAACTTCTCAGCATATAGTATTTCAAAGGAATCGGCTAGTCCTTGTTTTACACATTCTGCGTGTGTATCTAAAGTTTTCGGGTAAACATAAGGTTCTTGCATTGGTACAACACAAGCACCATCTATTAAAGAACAGATATAAATAGTTAAGAAAAATTTAATTGACATAATATATACAATTTACTATAACATCCTAGAATGTTAATTAAAAGAAAGAAGTATAACTGATATGACAGACACAAGCAAATATAAAAATGTTTCTATACCATTAGAAACTTACAGTAACATTGACAAAGCAAGGAAAGTTATTGTACCAGGAATGGTGGTGAGCCGATCCCAATTTATTACTTTAAGTACGAATGAAGTGCTTAAAAAAATAACACAACCAAAAACCCAAGTTAATAAAAAAAGAAAGAAAGGATAATTATGTCACTAAGTAATGCAGGAAAAGGTTTTTTTAATTCTTCTGTTTATAAAATGGAAGTAGAGCCAATTAATGAACCTGAACAAAAACTATGGAGAGCAGTATTAGCAAGAGTATTAGAAGATGCTTTTGGTAAAAGTGTTTCAACTAAAGTTAACTATGAAAAACGTTTTGCAAGAGATTATTTAAAAACTATGCACAAAGATTTTGCACAATTATGTGAATGGGCTGGGTTTGATGCAGACTATGTTCACTTAAAAGTTAAGAAAAGATTTGGTAAAGAGTTTATGGATAATCTAAATAATCTTAGTTTACAAGTAAGAGGTAATAATGAAGAAAATAATCAAAAAGCCTAAGAAAGAAATTAAAAAGAAAAAGACTGCGAAGATAAAATTAATTACTTCCGTAGTTAAACCACAAACTTTATTTGGGAGGAAGTCATGATAGGATCATTTATTTGTCCAGACTGTAATGGTAATGGATATGTTGGATCTGCTAAACAACCCGATGAATGTAGGGATTGTACAAGATGTAAGAATCAAGGAGAGATTGCTATTACTGAAGAAGAAATAGATAAAATATTAGACAGTGTACAATGCGCAAGACTACAATAAAAAAGAAAAAGAAAAAATGGATTGTTCAAGGTTATTATATAGATCGTGGTAATACTTATACCATTCTTGCAAACCCGGACAATACGCTAGAACAAAAATATGTTAAAGGAGTTAAAGATGATGGATAGCGAAAGATTAAAAGAAATTAATCGAGTCGAACGAATATGTTCTAAGAAAACAAATCAATACTCAAGAGACATCATTGAAGGTTTAATAAGACAGATACACATGTTACAAAAACAAAAAAAATATTTACAAGATAAGTTAAGAGAGAAAGGTCAAAATGATAAGAGGAGATAGTAGCGATTATGATTTACTTGAAAAATGGACTAAAGGCTTTGATTGCCAAGGTTATAAAACTTGTGAGATTGGAGTTAGAGAAGGATACAGCTCCAAAATTATTATGGACAATGTTGTCAATAATTACATTCATGTCGGTGTGGATCCTTATGGTAACTTAGAGTACCAGCATTATGATCACACAGGTGCTTATACTTGTGATTATACAGATGTTATGAGAGATACTTTATTAGAAGATTTTAAAACTTATCAAGAACAAGGTAAGTTTGTTTTATGTAATATGACCGACACACAGTTTATGAATGATACAGAACATAGAAGTTCTATTTTTTCTTTAGTACATTTTGATGGGCCGCACATGACTAAAGATGTAATGACGGAAGCAGTGTGGTTTGCTAATCGTGCTGCACCTACTACTTATTTTATATTTGATGACTATCCTAAATATAACATGGATTTAATCTCAAATGTTTTACGACTATATGGATTCAATGTTAAAACTATGGGAGAGAATAAATGTCTATTAGTGAAGAATTAGTTACACATAAAGTTTGTAAACGATGTCAGGAAAGACTTCCTCTTACTAAAAACTTTGTATTTTTTCCTTCGTCGAATGTTTACAATACTTATTGTCATACTTGTAATAATCTACGAACGAAAGAATGGAAAATAAAGAATCAAGAAAAATTAGCTAATACTTTACAAAAATATAATACATCGGAACAAGGTTATATTAAAAATGCTGTTGGTAGATTATTTAAACCATCGAGTGCAGATACTTTGAGTAAAAATATTGCACATGGAAAATCTTGGAACAGTGTTGGTAAAGCACCTAACTTTACTAAAGAAGAATTTTGGGCAGAACTAATGTTGTATGTGTCTAATATGAAAGAACGATTTCCTCATACCGATGGTAGGATATGTAGATATTGTTTTACTCCTTGGACTTACATTAGAAGTAAACCTAATAAACTAAAGTTGGGAATGGGAGATAAAAGTGCGGGAGGAAAAACAGTTAGGAAAAGAGCCTGGACTAATTTTTCTATTGATCGTTATGATAATAATAAAAGTTATGAGATAGGTAATATTGTATTTTGTTGCAGTAGATGTAACTCTATTAAAAATGCTTCAACCAAAGGAATGTGGAAACGTTTCTTAGAAGTTGAACAGGAACTAAAGGATGAACATGATCAAGTGGAATAAACAATTCGAGTACCCGGCATCAATGCGATCTTCTATTGAAGGTAAGCGTCACTATGAAATAACAGGTAGTCATTTACCTAGTGTCACGACTATTTTGTCAGCTACAGAAACAGAAGAGAAAAGAAAATCATTAGACGCCTGGCGAGCAAGAGTAGGCATGGATAATGCAACACGGATCACGGAACAGTCTGCAGCACGTGGAACTACTATGCATGCTATATTAGAGGATGCTTTAGAGGGTAAGAACAGGGTAGATTTAACAGAGAACGGTGTTCTAGCTACATCTATGGCCCAGCAAATTATCAATAATGCTTTTCCTAAGATAGATGAAGTATGGGGTTCTGAAGTAACTGTATATTATCCAGGGCTGTATGCAGGTGCAACTGATATTGTAGGTCTTTACAATGGTGTGGAGTCTATTATGGATTTTAAACAAAGTAATAAACCAAAAAGAAAAGAATGGATTAAAGATTATCAATTACAATTAGCAGCATATGCAGCAGCTCATAATCAGGTCTATGGTACCAATATTACTCAAGGTGTTAATATTATTTGTACGAAAGATTTATTATTCCAAGAGTTTATTTTTAATGAATTTGAAATGAAAGAGGGATGTTTAGAATTTATTAAAAGAACAGCGCAATATTATGCACAACTGACTGCTAAAAAACAAGAGAATTAATGACTATTGAAGCCATTTTTAACTATTGTGTTTATATTTTAGAAGTGATAGGCGATTTCACAGGAATGGGATATTTCCTGGCCAACCTAGTAATATTTGTTATAATACAACCTTTATTAATTATAATATTTTTTATATTGTGGAGATATGAGCGAAATAAAAGACATCACGAACTTGGAATCGGAACAAGACTCAGGTATTGGAAGCCTGAAAAACATCATACCACCAAATATTAGGATGTTTGTTGCTGACCTATTCGGCAGTAAAGAACCTTTTACAGAAAAAGATTTAACAGAATCAGATAAAAACTTATTAAAAGAAATAGCAGCTAAAAAAGTTAAACAAGGTTCTATTGATTATGAAGATTATGGAGTTAAGTCTATTGATAGAAGTTTACTTAGAAACATGCTGGATGATCGATATAACTTAAAAACATTACTCGGCAAAGCTAAGGTTGAAGTTGATAAGGATGGTAATCTTGTCGTGAAAGATACTTTTGACTTTAATGATAAGAAAGATATTAAAAATTTAGAGGATTTTAAATTTGCTTTAAAGGATATAGCAGCAGCTTATAAGGGTGAAGCTGGATATGGTAAGGGTGGATTGTACTCGCTTATTAGACAAGGTGCCAAGTATCTCGGATCAGGGCCCGGGGAAGGCGCACCTGTAGAGATTAATCTAGGAAAATACAAAAATATTTAATTGTGACCGAATTAAGGCACTGCCACAATTTGGACACAAAATGTCGCAAATGTCGCAAAAAAAAAATGGCGTCTTTCCTACAATGTTACGTTTCAAAATTGAAATAACCGTTGGTATTGGCTCGCTGCCGCACTTTTAGGATATTTTGGGGGGTAAATGAAAAAAACATTTTCAAAAAAAGTAAACAGCTCAAAAATGCGACATTTGACGATATCTGGCTTATAGTAACAATTCTAGACGATTTTGCACTTTTCAAAAGTGCGGCAAGCCGCTATTTTAGCGGCTCATTTTTGCGACATGGATGCGACATTTGACAAATTTTTGCGACATTGGACATCATACGACATAGTTCTAGTCGTACAGTGATTTGAAAAACCAGGGCCATAAAAGGTGGTTAGGTTAAAAAAAGATGCTATAAGGGGGTATGCCAAAATCTAAAAGAAGTAAAAAATCAAAATATAAATCATTGATTATTGATAAGAAAAGGTTTTATTTCTATAAAATCACATGGTTAGATATCGTTGGTGATAGTGGACATGCCAATTCAGAGGAATTTAGTAAGTTAAAGCCAGCAGAAATGGTTTCTTACGGATATATATTTGAAAAAAATAATGAAGTTGTTAGAACTTTTGCAAGTTATGACTCGAAAGAAGAATGCTTTTCTGATAGAAATGTTTTTCCAATAGGATGTATTATCCGATTGGATAAAATCAATATATAATATAATAGGAGCTAACATGAAAAACAAATGTGGATCATGCCATGAAGAGTTCGTAGTTAATGATAACGAATTCTTTTGTGATAAATGTAAACCAAACAAAAAGGAAACACTTTCAGATTTAGATAAAGATTCTGATGAGTGTCTTTCTTGTCAATAATAGGAGCAAACATGCCTAAAAAGAAAAAGACAGAAACTATCGAAGATATCTTAGATAGAATTGAAGCAGACATCGAATCCATTAGAGATAAAATGGATGAGTCCGATGATTATTTAGATGATTCTTCTGATGAAGATGAGGATTCCGATTGGGATGATTCTTCTGATGATGAAGACGAGGAATAAGTATTCGGTTCTATTTCGGTTGCGTAATCGATTACTTCGGTTGTTAATTTGTTTCTTTGTTCTGGGTTTAACCTTATTTTTTGTTGGTTAGATTTAACAGTAGATTTTAATTCTTCTGAAGTAACACCTTCTAGGATCGGCGAGTAAGTATTCAAAGTCTCTGCGATACGTTTATCTAATTCTTCCTCAGATAAATCGTCTAACTTGCCGGTCCTAATAATTTTCTGTTCAATATATAATCCAGCAGCTTTACCTCTAGCTACCTCAGCATTAATTGCAGCTGTCCAAGCTTTGGCATCTATAGCTTTATTTCTCATATCACCTAATTGCTGCATATGAGATTCAAATGTTATGTCATATTTCTTTTGAATTTCTGTCCTTAACTCACCAATATATTGAACTACTAAAGGATATAATTTTGGGTTCTGTAATTCTGATGCTGTAACAGAAGCTCTGTCTTCAGAATATTTTGCTTCAATAGCGCATTCTGTCGCAGTCTTTTTTCCTTCGTTGTAAACTAGCTCTTGAGCAAACTTAATTTGTTTCTCAGTTAATTTCTTTGGTAGTCCCATAGTGCTTGACAAATAACGTAAGAAATAGTATATGTCAACACAACAATACGTACTCCGTTTTGTTGAATGTTTGTTTTTCATCCTGGGGTCGGCTTACGAATAGGCTTAGCTACGCGAAACCTATAGATACTGGGCCCCAGGTCAAACTTTAAGGAAGACATGATTACAGGTAGACTTTTCAGACAAATCCTAGATAAATTTTTTACTTCACCAGTAGTTCAAGACGCTAGAGTTCAAGTGGTGCTTCCCAATGGAGAATTCTACGATATCAAAGGTGTTCAGTTAATGGAAAATAAATTAATTGGTGTTAGAGAAACGCATAGATTAGTAATAACTATCCAACCTGAACAATGGAATATGGGTAAAGTTACTAAGAAATTATAAAGACTTCCTTACGGTAAAAACTTGGCTAAATTAGAATCAAAATTTTGGCTAGAAGTTAAGAATAAACTACCTGAAATTTCCTTTACAAGACTAGAGAGTTGGGCCTCTGCAGGCGTTCCAGACTTATTATGTTTCAATAAAAAACAAACTTTTTTCACTATCGAATTGAAAGTAACTAAGGGTAAAAAATTGACCTTCTCACCACACCAAATAAGCTTCCATGTTAGGCATCCAGCTAAGACATTTGTACTTGCAAAAGTCCTCGGTCCTTGTGCCGTAATACTTTATGACGGTAAAGATATCCTAGAATTAAAAACACGGGGCGTGGTCCTTGAACCGAGAGCCACGGGTTGGGAAGAGATAAAAAAGATTCTTGTCAATGTGACATAACGACGCGCCGAGCGCCTGTGGGCGGGTCCCACCCTGCCTGTTGCCTGTGGCTTGTTCCTTTAAGCCTGTGCCTTTTTCCTATTATCCATTATCCAGGCATAAAAAAACCCGGGCGATTGCTCGCCCGGGCCAGAGGTTGAAACTATTCCTGCAACTCTAGTTCTTTGAAAGTATACTCGATGTTGTTTTCCACATCTGAGGCTAAATAATTGGTTCGATGACGCAGCCACTTTGCTCTGGATTTTTCTCCAACATTGGTTCCATAACCAATAAGCTTTTTCAGCCAGCCAATGATGGTCTTTGGTTCCTGGTCGTCGGTCCAAGGTCCATGTCCAATTTTTTGTAAATATAAGATCCGGAATAAAATTTCTTTCCAGTTTTCTTCTGTAACATACTGCATCTCCACAGCCATCATCGTCCAGCAAAATCCGTGAGCAATTTGATGATCCTCTTTGCTCCAGCTGCTGACGTCGATTTTTCTGTAGTCGTAATTTAATGCCATTTGTACCTCCGTTGTTGTTAGTTTGACATCCTACAATATCCCATAACAATGAGGCAGAATTAAGGCGCCTGTGCCTGTGGCCTTGTGCCACGGCCCATGCGACAATATGCCTGTCAATATGACCAAGTGTCGCGCGACAATTTGTCGCAGCCTGCTGTGTGCTTGTGGGCGGGCCCCACCCAAAAAAACTATGCTTGTTACTTGTCATCGCTTGTTGCTTGTGGCTTGGTCCATTTAGGATTACCCTTTGGCCAGCCAGTTGGATGGCAAGATTTAGATGCTTGTGGACATAGCTCAATAAAAGTAAAACCTTCGCTTGTGGTCTCTTCGCTTGCGCCTAGATCCTTCATTAATTTTTTTAATTGTTCGATTGTCATTAGTGTTTTAAGTAGGTTATATTTTTAATCTTTTTGCTCCAGCAGCTTCTACAATCTAGACATTTTCCGCCTTGCTTAGGCGCTGGACATGTTGCCTTCTTTGAGTCTGTTGTGACTGTTGAGCTCCAGGGCCAGAACTTACCAGCGGGCCCATCAACGTTCGTTCCTGATAGACGAATGATCAAATTTTTTGGAACTCTATCTTTTGGAATATGTTTTAAAAACTGAGCTTCTTTAGTTGGCATCCAGTGTTTAATGGTTGGCGTTAACTTACAAACTTTGAAAATTTTTAATAAGTGTTTAATGCTCTGAATGTCTCCGGCATCGTGCCATCTAAAAAATTTAACTTTTTTAGAGTTAATTTGAGTTGCCATAGCTCGAACCCATAGCGGGTTGGTAATACCTTTTAATCTAGTATACTGAGCTTTTTTAACTGAGTTATACATTGCATAAAAACCTTTTAAAGCATAGCAGCCGTGGCACACCGTGCCAGGAATTTTTGCAAGCTTGGATCCTGTTTTGCATTCCCAAGCCGGTAGGCCGTAGCTGAAGCCCGGCATCTTTGATGGTTTACTTAATGAGCCCGTAATTTCTTTTAATTGTTTTTTATTCATAAAGCTGGTGTAGCATGGTCCTTGAGCCGTGAACATTGGCCAAAGTGTCGCAGGGAGAGAAGAGCTTGTGGGCGGGCCCCACCCTAAAAAAAAGCGCTCAAAAAAAATGGCGGATGAGCCTTTAGTCTCTTTCCGCCATTATTTGATATCTTCAGAATTAACCCCATGAAGCCATATCAGAACGAGGGTCACAGTATTTTAGCATCACTCTCGCGATTACAGGATTGCTGTATCACCTAACCAGTGAGCAACCTACTTAGCTCGTGCACAAGCAAGCAACCTCGCGACTGAGATTTTATTTTAAGACAATCTCACTGATTAAATCTAAATTACCACAACCAATTTATCAATCAACGCGCAAACTGTCGCACCTTAATTTTTAAAGTTTTTGTGCCTCGGTTATAATTTCATAACCAAGTTTTTTAATTGTTTCTAAATCATCCCGACTAAAAGTTTTAGTAGGCATTAGATCAATTAAAATATTTGAGACTTTACAAGCTGGATATATTCGCTCAACTCCCCAAACATTTTTTATATTTACTATAATTGTTTTTTCCATAATGGTTTTAAGTTAACCCTTAAGAGGCAATATAAACATCACGCAGAATGTCGCACCTAATTACCTGCGACAATATAACAGCTTGACAAGAAGAGAAGAGCTTGTGGGCGGGCCCCACCCATAAAAAAAACAAAACTGCGACAATTTGTCAAATGTCAATTAGAACTCAAGCGTAGTAGTTTTATTGAAACAAACAAACAAGGAGTACAATATGACAAAAGCAATGACAAAGTATCAGTTGGAACACTTTCAAGGTAAAGTGAGAAGACAATTTAGACCACTGATTGAAGATCAGGAACTGTTAGTAAAACAGTTTAAAACAAAAGCAACAGATATTGCTGTTGCAAAGTTGTCTAAAAAAATTGGTGCTGATAAGATCATCAATAAATTTAGATTAGCTGAAAAAATGTTAGAAGACGCTAGGGCAACAGCTCTAACTTTCTTTGAACAGAAAAAACCAAAAGACGCTGAACTTGGTTATAGCTTCAGACGAAAAAGTGAAAGAAGCTATGGTTATGATAGTGATAATAAATTGTCATTATCTGATTGTGAAGAGCAATTAAGAAGTTGGGCTTCAAATCAAGCTGAAAAAGAAATAGAACGAAGACCAGAGGGAGCCAGACTTAAATTGCTAAAAGACCTAGAAGAAAAAGCAATTGATACTGTTATGGAAGCAGGGACACCAGACACTTTGGCTATTTCTTTAAATAGTATCAGTGAGAAGATTGGGTTGAAGTGGAACCAAGATTTAACCGCTTTACCTCATTTAAAAAAAGACTAAATAACAATTGACAATGTTTATGGGATATTATATAAATATCCCATAACAAACGAAAGGATAAAATGACATACTTAATAATAAGACAAAAAACATACAGCGACAAATCAAAGTATTTTTCTGTTCACGATCAAACAGAAGATAAGGACATGGCACTGGATAAAGTTAGAGGTTATACTTTAGCTAACAGTGAAAAGGATATTACTTATCTATCTGTATCGGTTCAGGAGCCATTACTATTAAAAAGAGAGAACGTAATTACAAAAGATGAAAACTTTAATTACTCTCAATTAGAATTGCCATTTCCCGAGGTACAATAACAATGGGAACATTGGTTGATATAAAGGTTCAAGAGTACGTGAGCCAAGGTCTAAGTAAGAAAGAAGCTAAGACCAAGGCACACGAGCATTGCTTGATAACGAACACTTGTCGTGGGTGTAGTCAGACTGTGCGCCCTGATTCGTGGTCATGGAAACGTGGCTACTGTAAGGACTGCATGGGCTAGTCAATATGTCATAACGTCGCACCACTACATCTAGTGGTGCGACAAAGTGTCGCAGGTCATGGGGAGTGCATGTGGGCGGGTCCCACCCATAGAGGTACCAGACCAGATCCAGATTAGCTTTTTTTCGAAGAGGGGGGAGAGGGGTAAACGAAATATAGGGATCCTAAGTATATCCTTTAGACTTGGATTTACACAGAGAATGGTATAGAATAGTTTTTAACCTGGACAAATCCAAATCTACTTTTTTTCAAAGAGGGGGGAGGGGTAAAAAAATTGTTTAGGTACCATAATTAATATTATGCTTAGTTTAGAAAAAATAAATCAAATAGCTGATCCGAAAGTAAGAAGACAATTAAAATTAGATATCTTACAACGTGAACAGAAAAAAAATCAAGGTGTATTAAGAACTGATTTCTTATCTTTTGTAAAACATATTTGGCCTGAATTTATTGAAGGCTACCACCATAAAAAAATTTCAGATGCATTTAATAGAATCTTAAAAGGAGATTGTAAAAGATTAATTATCAATATGCCACCTAGACATACTAAATCAGAATTTGCTTCTTATTTTTTACCTGCGTGGATGATTGGAAATAGACCTGATTTAAAAATTATTCAAGCAACCCATACAGCAGAACTTGCAATACGATTTGGTAGAAAAGCTAAAACATTGATTGACTCACAAGAGTATCAAGATTTATTTGCTACAAGACTCAGAGAAGATTCAAAAGCAGCTGGACGTTGGGAAACTAATAAAGGTGGTGAATACTTTGCAGTTGGTGTCCAAGGTGCTGTTACAGGACGAGGTGCTGATTTATTAATCATAGATGATCCACACTCAGAGCAAGATGTTAATTCACCCACAGCATTTGATAATGCATATGAATGGTATACATCAGGACCACGACAGCGTTTACAACCAGGTGGAGCTATTGTTGTAGTTATGACAAGATGGTCAACCAAAGATTTAACAGCACAACTAGTTAATGCTGGAGCTAAAGAAGCAAAAGCAGATCAATGGGAAGTTATTGAGTTCCCAGCTATCTTACCAAATGATAAACCTGTTTGGCCAGAGTATTGGAAGTTAGAAGAATTAGAAAAAGTAAAAGCATCTGCTGGTGTTGCAAAATGGAATGCACAGTATATGCAAAACCCAACTTCAGAAGAAGGTGCTTTATTAAAAAGAGATTGGTGGAAGAATTGGGATAAAGATTATTTACCTTCATTACAACATGTCATTCAATCTTACGATACTGCATTTATGAAAAAAGAAACTGCGGACTTTAGTGCTATTACTACTTGGGGAATCTTTCAAGAAAACGAAGGTGATCCTCAACATATAATTTTGCTTGATGCGTTAAAAGAACGTTTAGAGTTTCCTGAATTAAGAAGAGTTGCAAAAGAACAATATGATTATTGGCAACCTGAAACTGTTTTAGTTGAGGCTAAAGCATCCGGTCTACCATTAACTTATGAATTAAGACAAATGGGAATTCCTGTTGTAAATTTTTCTCCATCCAAAGGTAATGATAAACATTCTAGAGTAAATGCTGTATCTCCGATATTTGAGTCTGGAATGGTTTGGGCTCCTTTAGACAAAGAGTTTGCTCAAGAAGTTGTAGAAGAATGTGCTGCTTTTCCATATGGAGATCATGATGACTTAGTGGATTCTACTACACAGGCATTAATGAGATTTAGACAAGGGGGCTTGATTTCTCACCCAGAAGACTATAAAGATGAACACTTGTCTAATAAAAAAAGAAGTTATTATTGGTAGATGAAAAAACCTAAAAGATTAACTTTAACTATACCACCAAAATCAGGTCCTACACCACAGGGCTTGAATATTGAATATAATACTGTTAAGACTACAAGATTGGAGAAAATAAATGGCCGAAATAGACAAAGCGCTTCCAAACGAAGTTAGAAAAGAAATTGAAATAGAAGGCCCTGAAGCAGCGGCCGAAGAGAATTTAGAGATTCAAGAAGATTTACCTGATGTTGGTGAAACAGAAGTCACCCCATTAGAAGACGGCGGAGTAGAAATTAATTTTGAACCAGGAGCCTTCAACCAGGCTCAAACAGAAAATCACTATGATAATCTTGCAGAGTTATTACCCGAGGAAATATTGGCGCCTCTTGGTTCAGAATTATATAACAACTACACAGACTATAGATCCTCAAGACAAGACTGGGAAAAAGCTTATGTCCAAGGATTAGATTTATTAGGATTCAAATACGAACAAAAGACAGAACCATTCGCAGGTGCAGCTGGTGCAACCCATCCTGTTCTAGCAGAAGCAGTCACGCAATTTCAAGCGTTGGCTTATAAAGAACTGCTCCCGGCTCAAGGACCTGTACGAACTCAAATTATTGGAGCAGTAACTCCTGAGAGAGAAGCTCAAGCAAATCGTGTTAAAGAATTTATGAATTACCAAATCATGGATCAAATGAAAGAGTATGAAGCTGAGTTTGATCAAATGTTATTTTATTTACCACTATCAGGATCTGCTTTTAAAAAAGTTTATTATGATGATTTATTAGGAAGAGCTGTTTCTAAATTTGTACCAGCTGATGATTTAATCGTTCCTTATACAGCTACCTCTTTAGATGATGCTGAATCTATTATTCATGTACTAAAAACTTCTGAGAATGATTTAAGAAAACAACAAGTAGGAGGTTTTTATAGAGATGTAGAACTAACTCCTGGCTATGGTGATGAAACAGATTTAGAGAAAAAAGAAAATGAATTAGAAGGAATGAGAGAAACAGGTCGTAATGAAGATGTCTTCACATTACTTGAATGTCATGTTAATCTAGATCTTGAGGGATTTGAAGATCGAGGACCCGAAGGGGACATAACTGGAATTAAACTTCCTTACATTGTAACGATAGAAACAAACTCTCGAACAGTTTTGAGTATACGAAGAAATTACGAAGTAGGAGATCCTAAAAAAAAGAAAATTTCTTATTTCGTACATTTCAAATTTTTACCTGGTTTAGGATTTTATGGATTTGGTTTAATTCATATGATCGGAGGATTATCAAGAACAGCAACTGCTGCTCTTAGATCTTTATTAGATGCAGGTACCTTGTCCAATTTACCCGCTGGATTTAAAATGCGTGGAATCAGAATTAGAGATGATGCACAATCTATTCAACCTGGAGAGTTTAGAGACGTAGATGCTCCTGGTGGTAATTTGAGAGATGCTTTTATGCCTCTTCCATTCAAAGAGCCATCTCAAACACTTCTTAATCTTATGGGTGTCGTAGTACAGGCTGGTCAGCGTTTTGCATCTATAGCTGATATGCAGGTAGGAGAGGGTAATCAACAAGCTGCAGTGGGTACGACCGTTGCGCTATTAGAACGTGGATCACGAACCATGTCTGCAATTCATAAAAGATTGTATGCTAGTTTGAAATTTGAATTCCAATTATTATCACGTGTCTTTAAAAGTTACTTACCTCCAGAATATCCTTTTGATGTAGTAGGTGGAGAACGAAATATTAAAGTTGCTGACTTTGATGAGAGAGTAGATATTTTACCAGTAGCAGATCCTAATATATTTAGTCAAACTCAAAGAATTAGTTTAGCTCAAACTGAATTACAATTAGCTCAATCCAATCCACAAATTCATAATTTATATAATGCTTATAGAAATATGTATGAAGCATTAGGAGTTAAGAATGTAGATTTAATTTTAAATAAACCCGCTCAACCAATGCCTAAAGATCCATCTTTAGAACATATTGATGCATTATCTGGTCAACCATTCCAAGCGTTTAAAGGACAAGACCATAGAGCACATATTACATCTCATTTAAGTTTTATGGGAACCAACATTGCTAGAAATAATCCAATGATATCTTCTTCTCTACAGAAAAATATTTTTGAACATATTTCTTTAATGGCTTTAGAACAAGTTGAAATGGAATTTGCACAAGAGATTATGCAATTACAATCTTTACAACAAAATCCTGAAGCAATGCAGAACCCACAAATGCAACAGATGGTTATGCAAGTAAATATGAAAATAGAATCTAGAAAAGCAGTATTGATTGCTGAAATGACTGAAGAGTTTTTAGATGAAGAAAAGAAAATTAATGGTGATTTTGGTAATGACCCGATTGCTAAATTAAAAGCAAGAGAGTTAGATATTAGAGCAGCTGAAAATCAGCGTAAGAAAAAAGAATCTGATGACAGAATCAATCTTGATAAGATGAAAGCTATGATGAACCAATCAAATCAAGACGAGAAACTAGAGCAAAATGAAGATTTAGCTGAATTAAGGGCTAGTACTTCATTAACTAAGACTGTTTTACAACATGAACTTAAAAATAATGGAGGAATGTAATGAAAAAAGGTCAGAAAAAAGTAGCTAAAGTAATGAGAGAGTTTAAAAAAGGAAAATTACATAGCGGAAAATCAAAAAAAGTGGTAAAGAATCCTAAACAGGCTATTGCAATTGCATTGTCTGAAGCTAAAATGTCTAAGAAGAGGAAATAACTATGAAAAAAAATGCAAAAATGCCTAAATGCGGTTATGAAATTGGTGCTTCTGAAGGTGGTAAGAAAATTGCTACACCTAAAGCAGGAGAAAATCCAAAAGTAACTGTTAAAGGTACTAAAACTATTAAAAAACAAACTGCTACTTGGTACTAACCTATGTTTCCGTGGAGTCTTATAGGCACTGCGCTTAAAACAGGTGCCGAAATTTATCAGAATAAGAAAAAATCTGAGATCATAATGTCAGAGGCACAAATCGTGCATGCTGAAAAGATGAAACGCGGAGAAATAGAATACACCGGACAGATTGCTCAAAATCAAAGAGGAGACTGGAAGGACGAGTTCATACTTTTGACATTGTCTTCACCACTGTTTTTATTAGCATACAGTGTATTTGCAGAAGATGAAAAGATTGGTGCTAAATTAGATATTTATTTTGAAAAATTACAAAATATGCCATGGTGGATAACTGGTCTTTGGATTTCAGTAGTGGCTGCAGTTTATGGTATAAAAGCAACAGATATTATTAACACTAAAAAAGCAAAATAAAATGGCTAAAAAATCTTACACTGAAATGTTTAGAGAATTAGGACGATCTGGATCTAGTTCTAAATCATTTAAAGATCTTTATAAGAAAATGAAGAGAGATAAAGAAGGTGTTATTGAAATAGATTTAGATGAGTTGGGTGGACCTTCATTAGAAGAAGTGTTAAGAAGATATGAAAAAAAAGGTGGATTAGTAAAAGCTGGTCAACCTAAACTTGCAAAAAAAGGATGGAAATGAAATATATTAAAAGAATCATATGTAAGCTTTTTAAAATAAAGCAATGTCAATGCCCAATTGAAATTAACATTGATCATTGTGAAGAACATTCTAGATTTAAAAAATCATGTGATAACTGTAAAAAAATAACCAAACAATTTTTAAGTGAGGGAATATAAGAAAGGGAGTAAAAAATATGGCAAGTAAGATGCACAAAACTAAAAAAGGTACTATGGCTAAAAAAGGTCTTTGGTATAATATCCAGCAAAAGAAAAAAAGAATTGCTGCAGGTTCAGGTGAGAAGATGAGAAAACCTGGAACTAAAGGAGCTCCAACAGCTAAGGCCATTAAGAAATCACAAAGTAAAAAATAATATGGCTAGAACAGCAGCATGGCAAAGAAAAGAAGGTAAGTCTGCATCAGGTGGATTAAATAGAAAAGGTGTTGCATCTTATAGAGCAGCAAACCCAGGTTCTAAATTAAAAACCGCTGTAACTACTAAACCATCAAAACTAAAAGCTGGATCTAAAGCTGCAAAAAGAAGAAAGAGTTTTTGCGCTAGAATGTCTGGAATGAAGAAAAGATTAACATCTGCTAAGACGGCTAGAGACCCCAATAGCAGAATCAACAAGTCTCTAAGAAAGTGGAATTGCTAAATGGCACAACAACCCGACGATATTATCGTCATACAAAGAATACAGAAAGTAATAAAAGATTCATACCAAGCTATCGGAGATAACTTAATCGCTGGTGGTGTTGACAATATGGAAAAATACAAGTACATGTTAGGTCAGGCACATGCCTACCAATACATATCACAGGAAATCTCTAACCTGCTAAATATTAAGGAGCAAAAAGATGAAGAAGGCAGAAACGTCATTAACCTCGGACAGAACAAAAGAGGTCCCAAAGATTAAGTTAGCTTTGGAAGAAAAGTACGAAAAAGAAAACGAAGAAAAAATAGATAAGCACAACGCTATCAAAGATAAAGAAGAATCCAAACTACCTATTCCAACAGGTTGGAGGATGATTGTTTTACCATTTAAAGCTAAACCTAAAACTAAAGGTGGAATTTATTTAGCTGATGAATCTATTGAGCGATCACAAGTTGCATCAACTTGTGGTTTAGTATTGGCCATGGGACCACATTGTTATGACAAGGAAAAATTTCCTGAAGGTCCTTGGTGCAAGAAGGGTGATTGGGTGATCTTTGCAAGATATGCAGGATCAAGAATCATGATCGATGGCGGGGAAGTTAGACTTCTGAATGATGACGAAGTTCTAGCAACGGTGAAAGACCCCGAAGATATCTTTCATCAATTTTAATCATAGATAGGAGTTACTATGCCAACAGAAGAAAAAACTGTAGATCTAGATACATCAGGTCCTGGAGCCGAGATTGAATTAGAAACTAATCCAACACCAGAATCAGAAATAGAGGTATCTAATGATAAAGAAAACAGTACGGAGTCTAATGACTCACCTGAGAAATCTGACGAGCAGTCTAATGTTCAAGCAGACACAACCACGGACCAAGAACCAGAAAAGAAAGACCAAGACCAAAAGAAAGAATTAGAAGATTACTCTGAAGGAGTACAAAGAAGAATTGCTAAGTTAACCAAAAAAATGCGTGAGGCAGAGAGAAGAGAAGCTGCTGCTTTAGAATACGCAAAAAAGGTTCAAACGGATCAAGAGATTCTTAAATCCAAATATTCTAAATTAGATACAGGTTATGTATCTGAAATGGAAAGTAGGATTAAATCTTCTATGGAAGCCGCTGCATCTAAATTAGCAAGAGCCAGAGAAGAAGGCGATTTAAAAGCTGAGATAGCTGCACAAACAGAGATATCAAAATTAGGATATGAGGAGGCTAGACTTAATGAAATTAAATCTAGAGCACCAGAAACTAATGTTGAATCTAAGGAGGTTAGACAACCTACTTTTGAACAACCCGTTCAACAACCAATCAATCCAGATCCTAAAGCTCAAAATTGGGCCCAAAAGAACAACTGGTTTGGTGAAGACGAGGCTATGACATATACCGCATTTAGCTTACATAAAAAGCTAGTTGAGGATGAAGGTTATGACCCACAATCGGACGAGTATTATTCTGAAATAGATAAGAGAATAAGACTTGAATTCCCGCATAAATTTGATAGTGTATCAAAACAAACGACAAGTAAACCTACTCAGGTTGTAGCTTCGGCTGCAAGGAGTAGCAAACCTGGTCGCAAAACTGTTAGACTCACATCGTCACAGGTAGCAATTGCTAAAAAATTAGGTGTGCCACTTGAAGAATATGCGAAACAATTAAATATAATCACGAAGGAGTAAAAGCATATGGTAGATAATATCGAAAAAAGAGCCTCTCGTGCGAGTCAAACTAGAGATAAAGAATCTCGAAAAAAAGTTTGGTCTCCACCATCAAGTTTAGATGCGCCCCCGGCGCCAGCAGGTTTTAGACACAGATGGGTAAGAGCAGAGTCAATGGGCTTTCAGGACACAAAAAATGTCGCTGGAAGATTAAGATCAGGTTACGAATTAGTTCGTGCAGATCAATATCCAGATTCTGATTATCCAGTGATCGAAGACGGCAAATACTCGGGAGTGATCGGAGTTGGTGGCCTTGTGCTGACAAGGGTACCGGAAGAAATCGCGCAGTCACGTGCTGAATACTATGCAAGGCAAGGTATTGAGCAAGATCATGCAGTCGAAAACGATTTAATGAAGGAGCAGCACCCAAGTATGCCTATCAATCAAGATAGACAGACTCGTGTAACTTTTGGTGGTACGAAGAAGAGTTAATTTTTTAACAATTCCTAACCCCAATTAAACTAATAAACTAAGGAGTATAAAACTATGGCAAACGTAGACGCAGCTTTCGGATTGAAAGCTATCGGAAAAGTTGGTCAGAATAGTGATAACCAAGGTTTATCTGAATACGCTATTGCTGCAAGCACTGCTGCAATTTATCAAAATGACGCTGTTGAAATGGCAGCTTCTGGATATATTGTACCTGCAGATGCTTCAGGAGCGTTATTAGGTGTCCTTAATGGTGTCTTCTACACTGACTCTTCTAACCAAAAACCAACTTGGGCCAATCACTTAGCAGCAGCTAATGCCGCTACTGATATTGTAGGTTTCATCGCTGATGATCCTTACGAGAGGTTCGAAGTTCAAAGTGCTGGTACTGTAACACAAGCTGACATTGGCTTATGTGCACCGCTAGCAGTTGTAGCTGGTTCAACACCAAACTTTGTTTCAAAAACAGAAATTTCTGGAACAATGGGTGCAAGTGAAAACCAGTTAAAAATAATAGGTCTTGCAAAAGATGTTGGTAACTCATTTGGCTTAAACGCTAATGTTGTTGTTACAATCAACCAACACTTCTTGAAACAGACCGCAGGTATATAATAGGAGTATATAAATATGGCTATATCACGATCACAACTAGTTAAAGAACTAGAGCCAGGATTGAATGCACTATTCGGCCTGGAATATAAACAATACGAAAACCAACACGAAGCAATTTACGTTAAAGAAACTTCAGACAGAGCGTTTGAAGAAGAAGTAATGTTATCTGGCTTTGGTAATGCGCAAGTAAAACCTGAAGGTTCTGGTGTGACTTTTGACAATGCTCAAGAGACTTTCACTGCTAGATACACTCACGAAACTATCGCATTAGCGTTCTCAATCACTGAAGAAGCGATTGAAGACAACTTGTATGACAGACTTGCGTCTAGATATACAAAAGCGTTGGCTAGAAGTATGGCACAAACAAAACAAGTTAAAGCTGTAAATCCTTTAATTCAAGGTTTACCTTCAACTGACAACTACGATTCAGGTGATGGCGTTTCTTTATTTAACGTTGCCCACCCAACAATCGCTGGTACTGTTGCTAACACATTAGCGACTCAAGCAGACCTTAACGAAACTTCATTAGAGCAGTCTTTAATTGACATTGCTGCAATGACAGATGAGAGAGGCTTAAAAATTGCTGCTAAAGGAATGAAAATGATTATTCCTTCTGAGCTTCAATTTACTGCTGAGAGACTTATGAAGTCTGCAAACAGAGTTGGAACAGCTGATAACGATATTAACGCAATCAGAAATATGGGAATGGTTCCACAAGGTTATGTGGTTAACAATTTCTTAACTGATACTGATGCGTTTTACATCACTACAGATGTGCCAAATGGAATGAAGTACTTTGAGAGATCACCTATCTCTACTAAAATGGAAGGTGATTTTGATACTGGAAACATGAGATACAAAGCTAGAGAAAGATACTCTTTTGGAGTTTCTGACTATAGAGGTATCTTCGGTGTTGAAGGTGCTTAATTCTAAAGCATAATTATTTAAGGAGGGGCCTTTCGGGGCCCCTTTTTTTATGATAGAAAGAACGAACCTATGAAATATAAATATCTTATACAAATTTTTACAAGACCACTTCAAACCAAATTTGAGATTCAAGTCGATAAAGAAATAAATGCCATTGAAGAACTACATCCTCATATCATTGACTTTCTAGGAAAATCTGATATCCATTGGGAAAGAAATGATTTTAGGTACAACAGTCCTAATAATAGTTTCTATATAACCTATGAGGAGGTTGCTGATGGCTCAAGAGAACATGGTGCTGTTCGCGAAGAAATTGAAACTCGAATCTAATTGGAACGAGTTATTTCTTCAAAATAAAGGACAGATAACACCAGAAATGTCAGTTTTAGGTGATGAGATCAAAAAAGTAATTAGATCCATTATCCGAGAACAAGAGATGCAGGCTAATACCAATAGTAGAGATTACGAAGTACATCTTTTTGCTGGTTAATTAAGCTTAGTATCCATTGAAAAAACAAGTTTCTGTCATAGGGATTTCTTGCACTTTTTTTAAAAATACCATATAATATCGACACTATACATTAATTAATTCTGCATAGACGCGTATAGTCGACGGCCTAGAGACTATGTAGAAATAACTAGGAGAAAATAAATATGGCAAATACAACTTTTACAGGTCCAGTAGTAGCTCTTAACGGGTTCATTGGTGGTCCTAACGTAAACGCAAGTGCGGCAAATGATACAGAACAAGGTGGAAAAGTAGCATTCACAGTTTTTAATGCATCAACTGTAACTATTGCATCTGGTCAAGAAGCTGGAAAAACTTTAAGTGCTGTTGGAAACACTGGTGCTTTCATTTATGTGGCAAACGGTTTTTCTAATGCTGCAACTTATGCTTTTTCTAATGGTACAACTTGGAAAAGAGTACAAGACGGTGCCGATATCGCAACCGGAGCGTAATTAAAAATTATAGAGCTCCTTCGGGAGCTCTTAAACATTAGGAGAAAAATATGGGATCATATAAAGGTGATATACAGGCAACTAGAGTTGCAGCGGCTACTACTAATGTAGTGATAGCTCCAGCAGTTAGATTGCGTGGTATTATTATTGCAGGATTAGCTACATCAGGTATTGTTGAATTAAAAACTACTAGTGCTACAGGAACTACATTATTTACAGCGGATGTTCCGGCAGGCGATGTAATTAATTTGTCATTTCCTGAAGATGGAATTTTATTTCCAAAAGGTGTTTATGTTTCAACTTTCACTGTTGCATCAGCTACTTTACTAACTGACAAATATTCAGGTCCAGGTTTAACAGCAGGGTAGGGGCTAAATGGCTAACACTACTTCGGGAACTTATATCTTTGATAAGAATTTTGAGATCGATGAGATCATCGACGAAGCTTATGAACGTATTGGTTTGCAACCTAACGCAGGTTATGATATTAAAACTGCGCGACGATCTTTAAACATTTTATTTCAAGAATGGGCAAACCGAGGTTTGCATTATTGGGAAGTTGCAAACAATTCAATAACTTTAGTAAATGGTCAAGCAACTTATACAATGTATCGGTCAACTTCTGACGGAACGTCGGATGCCGCTGCTATATATGGGGTTGATGATATATTGGAGTGCTCTTATAGGAATGCATCTTCTATAGATACACCTCTTACAAAAATTAATAGATCAGCTTATCAAGCTTTATCAAATAAAACATCTACAGGACAACCTGTTCAATATTTTGTACAAAGATTTATAGATAAAGTAACTATTACTTTATACTTAACACCAGGTGCTTCAGAAGCAGGAAATTTTATTAACTATTATTATGTAAGTAGAATTCAAGATGTTGGAAATTATACAAATGCAACAGATGTTCCATATAGATTTATACCATGTATGTGCGCGGGCCTTGCTTATTATTTAGCAATTAAAAGAGCACCACAAAGAATACAAGAATTAAAAATGTTATATGAGGATGAATTAAAAAGAGCCTTAGAAGAAGATGGTTCTTCATCAAGTTCTTTTATAACTCCTAAAACTTATTACCCAGGTGTATAATGACAAACTTTAGTAGAGGAAAATATGCACAAGCAATATCAGACCAAAGTGGTATGGCATTTCCTTATCAAGAAATGGTTACGCAATGGGATGGTTTATTTGTTCATGTTTCAGAAGTAGATCCTAAACATCCTCAACTAGAACCAAGAAGATTTACAGCAGATGGACAAGGATTACCAACTGTAAGACCTTCAAGAGTAGAACCACCAGTTTTAATTTTATTAAATGATAATCCTTTTCAAACAATTAAATATTCTGGGAATACTTATATAAATGTTTACTCTCCTAATCATGGAAGAACTACAGGAAGTATTGTTAGATTTTATGGTGCTACCAATGCTACTGGTTTTCAAAGTGTACCTACTTTTGATGGTGTCTCTGATATTAGTAATTCAAATGGGTTTACAATAACAGTTGGAAAAATTGATTCTAGTGGTAATGTATCTAAACCAAGTAATTATTTTTATTTTCAAAGTTCAGATACAGCAACTAATGGAAATATAAATGGAGGAGGATCAGCGTGTTCCGCGGGTCCAGTAAACTTACAAGGATAATATGACATACGCAGAATTAGTAGCAAAAATTAGAGATTACACAGAGGTAGATTCTAATGTATTTACAGCAACAATAGTTGATGGTTTTATTCAAGATGCTGAATGGAAAATTCAAAGAGAAGTAGACTCAGATAATAATAGACAATATGCACAAGCTGATATTATTGCAGGTCAAAGATATGTTAATACTCCGTTAATTAATGATCAAACCTTAGTTATTAGATCAGCTCAAATCACTAATTCTACAGGTGGAGCAGATAACTCTAGTAGAGAATTTTTAGAGTACAGAGATACTAGTTTTATATCTGAATATAATGGAACTGGGGTTCAAGGATTACCTAAATACTACTCATATTGGGATGAAAATACTATTGTAATAGCTCCTACACCAGATCAAAATTATAACATGCAGATAAATTATATCTTGAAACCTATTGGATTATCAGCTAGTAATACGACTACATACTTAAGTACAGAATTTCCAAATGGCTTATTGTATGCATGTTTGATTGAAGCTTTTGGTTTTTTAAAAGGACCAATGGATATGATTCAGTATTATGAAAAAAAATACACAGAAGCAATCCAAGGTTTCTCAATTGAACAAATGGGTAGAAGAAGACGGGATGAATATCAAGGTGGTTCACCTCGTATTCAGCAAAAATAACAATTAAGGAGTAATAACATGGCAATAACACAAGCAGTTGCAAATAGTTTTAAACAACAAGTCCTGGAAGGATCTCACAAGTTCCAATTTTCTGGTGGCGATAATTTTAAACTAGCTCTGTATGTTTCTACTGCAACGTTAAACTCTACTACTACAGTATATAGCTCTTCAGGAGAAGTTCCTAATAGCGGTCAATATACAGCAGGTGGTGGGGCTTTAGTAAAACCAAATCCAAGTACTTCAGTTGCATCAGGTGTTGCAATTGTTGACTTCAATGATTTGTCTTTTACTGGTGTAACGATTACAGCTAGAGGCGCTCTAATTTATAATACATCATCAGCTAATGCAGCTGTTGCAGTATTAGATTTTGGTGCAGACAAAACAGCAACTTCAGGAACTTTTACAATTCAGTTCCCAGCATTTACAACTTCAGCAGCTATTCTAAGAATCGGCAATTAATAGGGGAGTAACCTATTATGGCCAATGCTTGGGGCGAACTAAGTTGGAACAACGGACTTTGGGGCGAACAAAGTAACGCCATAGCTGCGCCTACTGGGTTTGAATTAAATACTGCACAAGGTAGTGCAGCGGGATATCCTTTTCCTGGTTGGGGTTCATTAAGTTGGAGCTCTGGTCAATGGGGTGATATTACAAATTTCAATGTTGAAGTAACTGGTCAACAACTAAGTTCAAGCACAAGTAATGTTGGAGTATCTACCGAAATTAATTCTGGATGGGGAAGACTTACTTTTGGTGAAAACGCTTGGGGTATTGCAGGTGATTTATTAGTAACAGGTATTGGTTTATCAACCAATATTGGTGTAGGTTCAGTAACAGCTACAGCAGAAAGTGCTGTCACAGGTCAACAATTACCATTAACATTAGATTCAGTTATTGCTACAGGTTTAGCAGAAGTATTTCCTACAGGTTTTGATTTAACATCAAATGTTGGAACAGTGGATGCTGGTCCAGATGCAATGTTAGTAGGTGTACAAGCGAGTGCATCTTTAGGAACATTAGATGCATATAACGAAACAGGTTGGGGAAGATTAACTTTCGGTTCTGAAGTTTGGGGTGCTACAGGATATTGGGCAACAGCAGAATTAACAGGAATTCAATTAAGTGCAAATTTAGGAACAGCGGTTCTTGATGCAGTTTCCTTTATTGATGTAACAGGAAATAGTTTAACAGTAACAGAAGGAATAGCGGATCCTTCTCCAGATGCTACAGTCACTGGTATAGGTTTAACAGCTTCTCTTTCTGTAGGAAGTGTGATTGAAGCAGATGCCAATACAGATGTAACAGGAAATAGTTTAAGTGTCACTTCAGGTATAAGAGAGACTTGGGGCCAATATGAATGGGGAGCAACTACTACAGAATGGGGTGGAAACTCTATAACAGCTGTAGGTATCCTAAGTATCATTTCTCCTACAGGTCAACAATTAACTGTAGAAGAAGGAATAGTGGATCCTTCACCAGATGCAACAGTTGTAGGTATTGGATTATCAGCTGCAGTAGCTATAGGATCATTAATTGAGGCAGATGCAAACGTTACTTCTACTGGAAACCAGTTATCGGTAACTTCAGGGGTAGCCGAAGCAGATGCAAATACTTTTGCAGAAACAACTGGACAACAGCTTGAATTTACATTAAATAACGCAGTAGCAGGAGCTTCAGCTGAAGTTCAGCTAACAGGAAATGCATTGACAGTGGGCTTAAGAAACATTAATGTTCAAGCTTGGCAAATTGTCAACACCGGTACAAATGTTAATTGGAATATTATTGACACGGCCGCTTAAATTTAGTAAATATTAACAAATAAGGAATTAAAATTATGGCATCAAGTTATTCTACAGATCTAAAATTAGAGTTGATGGTTACCGGTGAAAAAGCTGGGCTTTGGGGAGACATCACAAATACAAACTTAGTTATCTTACAACAAGCTATCGCTGGTTATGCTTCAGTATCAATTGCAGGTGGAGCAGGTAACACAGATTTAACTTTTACTAATGCTGCGACTTCAGATGGTAAAAATGCAGTTTTAGAATTGACAGGTACAATTACAGGAAACAGAACTGTAACTGTTCCAGCAACTGTTACAAATAAAGTTTATGTTATTAAAAATAGCACGTCAGGTGCTTTCACTGTAACTGTTTTAGTTTCAGGACAAACTGGTGTAACTTTTTCTGCAACAGATAAAGGCACAAAAATTTTATACATCAATGGAACTGATGTTGTTGATTCAAACGTTGGAAAATTATCAAATGATCCATCTCCACAATTAGCGGCTGACTTAGATGGCAATGGTAAAAACATTGACATGGCAGGTGGTAGTATTGATTTAAATGGTGGTAACATCGCTATTGATAATTCAAATTATATTTCAGATGAAAACGGAGCGGAGCAAATTAAATTTGCTACAACTGCTTCAGCAGTAAATGAAATTCAACTTACAAATGCTGCTACAGGATCTGGTCCTGTACTTGAAGCAACAGGTAGTGATTCAAATATTGATTTTTCTATACAACCAAAAGGTATTGGAAGAGTAGTTTTAGGCGCTTCAGCTATTAAACAAACAACTGAAAAAGCAGTTGTACAAGCTAGTGATGCAACTGGAACAGTTAATTTTAATGTCATAGATCAAGCTGTTTGGTATTATACTGTAAATGCTTCAGGAAACTGGACTTTAAATATTAGAGGTGATGGGTCTAACTCATTAAACTCAATTATGGATACAAATGAATCAATAACTATTGCTTTCTTAGTAACAAACGGAGGCACACCTTATTACAATAACGCAGTTCAAATTGATGGATCAGGAGTAACTCCAGAATGGCAAAATGGTTCAGCACCTACTGCTGGAAATGCGAACTCAATAGATGTTTATTCTTATACAATTATTAAAACAGGCGACGCTTCGTTTAAAGTGTTTGCGTCACAACAACAATACGCATAGGAGGATCAATGCCTTTAATTGGTACTAGAGGATCTGGTAGTTCAGGTGGCTTTGGTGGAATAGGTGGCGGAGGTTTATCTCCAACTTACTACATTCAATATTTAGTCGTAGCCGGTGGCGGTGGCGGCGGATCTGGCGCGGGAGGAAACCAAAACTGCGGTGGTGGTGGAGGAGCTGGTGGATACAGAACAAATTATCCAGCACCAGGGCCTTCTGGTTTTGCTGTAGAAGTAGGAAATTCATATAATTTAAGTATAGGTGGAGGAGCTGGTCAAAGAGGAACTGGTTCTGGATCTTCATTTTCAAACATATCAACATCAGGCGGTGGTGGTGGACAAGGTAATTCTCAAGCAGGTTTACCTGGAGGCTCTGGCGGTGGCGCTGGAGGTGTTCAAGACCATAACTCAAGACGATCAGGTGGATCTGGTTCACCCGGACAAGGAAATCCTGGTGGATGGGCTGGTCCTTTTTCTGGCGTAAGATCAGGTGGAGGCGGTGGCGGTGCTGCTGCTCAAGGTGAAAATGCACCTGGAAACTCTACTGCAAATGGTGGAGCAGGGTCAGGTACTGGTATTCCTGGAAGTACTACATACTACGCAGGTGGTGGTGGAGCTGTTGGAAATAATAATGGAGCACCTGGTGGAATTGGTGGTGGTGGAAACGGTGGAGCAGCGGGCTCTCCTGGTTCAGCTAATACTGGCGGCGGCGGAGGCGGCGGTGGTGAAAACATCAGCGGTGGTTCTGGTGGATCTGGTGTTGTTGTATTAAGAATACCAACAAATAGATATTCTGGATCTTATTCAGGTAGTCCATCAGTCACAACTAGCGGATCAGATACTATTCTTAGATTTACTGGTGGCGGAGGATATAACGCATAATGGCTCATTTTGCTAAAATAGACGAAAATAATATTGTTACTGAAGTTCAAGTAGTAAATAATTTAGATATAGGTGAATCTCAAGGAGGAGAATCTGAAACTAAAGGAATAGAATTTTTAAGAAAAATTAATGGAGAAAACACAAACTGGGTTCAAACTTCTTATAATACATATAGAAATATTCACGAATTAGGAGGAGAAGCTTTTAGATGGAACTATGCTACTATTGGTAGTACATGGGATCCTGCACAACAAGGTTTCATTTTACCAAAACCTTTTAACTCATGGGTATGGAATGATACTCAAAAAGATTGGGATCCACCAACAGGTTTCCCACCAGAAGGAACTGGAGTAGCTGCTGTTTGGAATGAAGAATTAGTTCGTTGGGACAAGTGGGATGAACAATCTCAAACTTGGTCTGAATACACTTGGTAATAGTTGCTTAAATAACATTTTTTTGTTACAAGAAAGAAAGAGAAATTATGAATTTAAAAGAGTACTACTGGTTTTTTGAAAATGTCATACCACCAAAAATGTGTGATGATATTATTAAAATTGGAGAAGAGACTACCTTACTTAAAGCTGTTACAGGACATGATCCAAAAGAAGCTGAAAAAACAGATTTTGAAAAACAAAGAAATTCAAACATAGCTTGGCTTAGTGAGAAATGGATTTATGATGAAATCAATCCATATATACACAGCGCTAATTCTAACTCAGGTTGGAATTTTCAATGGGACTGGAACGAACCATGTCAGTTTACAAAATATACAGAAAGTCAATTTTATGATTGGCATTGTGATTCTTATGTAGATCCTATTGATAATACAAACGATCCTAATATTCATGGTAAATTTAGAAAACTTTCCATGACTCTTTTATTAAACGATGGAAATGATTTTGAAGGAGGGGATTTTCAATTTGATTTTAGAAACTACAATACAAATTTAGTAAAGGAAGAAGATAGAATTATTACAGTAGATAAAGCTAGATCAAAAGGATCTATTATTGTATTTCCTTCTTTCGTTTGGCATAGGGTGACAAAAGTAACTAAAGGAACAAGATATAGTTTAGTTAATTGGAGTCTCGGTGATAGATTTATTTAGAAAAAAACCAAAACTTCATTTTTGGTCCACTGTTAGTGATGTTGAAAAATACACTCCAATAAAACCAGCTGTTAAAACTATTCCAGATTGGTTTAGAAGTATTAAACCTTATCCAGACAATGTAGATACAGACACATCTTCTGGCACAGTAAAACAATGTCCTTCTTTTATTTCTTATTTTAAAAATCTATACACGTTAACTTTGTGGTGTGATCTAAAAATAAAAATAGATGAAAATTATTATGAATGGTCTAGTCCAGACGAACGCTTTGCATTTACAGCACATCATTCTTCTCAAATGAGAGATTCATTACCTCAATATGGAAAAGATAATACCATGATGATTATAAAAGCAATATGTCCTTGGAGAGCAAAAACTTCAAAGGGTTATATGTTAATGCAATTACCATGTACTTATGAATATAATCCGATTTTTGAAGCACCTCCTGGTTTTTTAAAAACATCTGTTTACCATCAATTAAATCCTCAATTAGTATTTAAACAAAAAGGTACTTTTCTTCTTAAGAGAGGTACACCTATTTGTCATTACTTATTGGTTAAAGAAGAGGAAGTTGATTTTAAGGTTTATAGTAAACAGGAATATTTTAAAATAGATCCTACTTATGAAGATATGGTTAAAACAGTTTTTCACAGGCAACTAAAAGAGAAGTTGGATAATGAAGGCTCCTAGAGTTAACTTATCAGATAAAGAATGGTTTTATAGATATGTAAAAAAAGAACCATGGACTCCTTTACAAAACCATGGGTATTATTCTAATAATAAAACTATCCAACACCCATTTAAAAACCAAATAAATGCTTATGAATATTTATTAAAAAACCAAGATTTAAAAAATAAAGACATATTAGAAATAGGATGTGGTTTAGGATCCGGGATCCATTATATTAATAAAAGGTTTAATTTAGATATATTAGGTATTGATATAGAACCTGAGTTTATTAAATATGCCAGGGATAATTTTAAAGGTAGGTTTATATATGAAGATTTTTTAAAACCAACTTTACTAGAAACAGAAACCATGGATGTTGTTATAAGTTTATGTTCTTTTCATTTTTTTAAAGAACTAGATACTTTTTATATCCACTTAAAAGATATACTAAGAGATAAAGGAAAATTTATTGTTTCTGACTTATTTAAAAAACAAACAGATCACATATATATTAAATCAATGGAGAACCATGGGTTTGAACTAGAGTATAAAGAAAATATAACCAGCCAAACTATAAAGAGTATGGAAGATGACATAAATACTTTACAAAAAAGGTTTAATATAGTATCTAAAGAAGCAGTTGAATCATTAATTCAAATTCAAAAACATAGGCATTTTGAGTTTAAGCTACGTAATGAAGAACAGTACCAAATGAGTTTTATAAAGAAATGAGTTTTTTAGAAAAAAGTTTTAAGGTAGAAGAAAAGATAATAAGCAGCGAGTTAGCTGAGTTTATTACTAACTACTTCTTATTGAAAAAAGAAGTACATACTACATTGATGTCTACCGGTTATATATCTAGTCATACCTTATTATGGGGTACTTATGATGATATGCAGATACCAGATAGTTATTCTCATTATGCTGATATAGCTATGGAAACACTTTTAAAAAAAGTACAACCTAGTTTGCAAGATTTAGTAGGTTTAGAATTAGTTCCTACCTACTCGTATGCTAGAATCTATAAAAAAGGAGATGTCTTAAAAAGACATAAAGATAGAGAAAGCTGTGAAATATCATGCACCATGAATTTAGGTGGAGATAAATGGCCTATATTTATAAAAGGTAAAGATCAAAAAGAATATGAAGTTGTTTTAAATCCAGGGGATATTTTAATATACAGAGGTCATGATTTAGAACATTGGAGAGAAGAGTTCACTGGAGATTGTTGTGTACAAGTCTTCCTACATTACAACGATGTTAACTCTGAATTTGGAGAAGCTAACTTAAACGATGGAAGATTACATTTAGGTTTACCAAAGGATATATGCAAATGAACCCACAAATAGAAGTATTATTAGAAGTATTACCAAGGCCTACAAATTTCAGAATAATGGATATTCTTATTAAACAAGCTAGATGGGAGATAGCGGCAGACAGTACGAAATTATCTGCTGAAAAATTTACAGAAGTTTTAGATAAAGAAAAAGATTTAGGGTTTACTTATAAAACTTTTGATTTTTATCAAAATATAAATTTACCGATTGAACTTAATACATATGCTAATTTAATCTTTGACAGCATACAGAAACATTGCAGAAGTTATAAAATAACCAGACCTATTAGATATTTATGGAATTACTATAATAAAGGTTCTGAAGGTACATGGCATATTGATAATGGCAATGATCCAGAAGGAAAATACGTTACTGCTGTATATAGTTTAAATATGTGTGATGGTGGAACAGAACTTAAAATGAATGAAGGAGAACCCGACAAACTTTATTTAAGTAGACCTTCCACAGCATTAGTTTTTGATAGTTCTAGATTACATAAAGGCATTGGGCCTAAGAAATATATAGGTAGGTTTAATTTAACCATAATGATGGAAATAAAAGAATGAATATAGACAATTGGGCACCTATTCCTATAGGGTGGGTAGATAATCCAGATAAAGATACAGTAAAAAATAAATTAGAAAATATTTGTTTAAACTTAAAAGAAAAAACAGAATCTGAAAAAGATTGGGTTTCTCAAAGTATTTACACATCTATTAATAGCCATGATGTTTATCAAGATAAAGACTTTGACATATTAAACATATGGGTAGATGAGAAAATAGAAGAATTTAAAGAACAGTTAAAAATTAAAAATGATTTATTCTGTTCTGGGGGTTGGTTTAATATATACGAAAAATATGATTATCAAGAATTTCATCAACATAAAGGACATGATTTATCAGCAGTATATTTCTTAAAAACAAATACAGAGGGTCCAAAATTAATATTTGAAAATCCTACCAATGATGTATTTACTTTAAATACTGAGTTTGATAATTTTGCACCTAGATTTTTTTATGAATCTTTAGAAGGAAGATTAGTTATATTTAGTTCTAATTTAAGACATTGTGTAGAACAGCATTTACAAGAAGATAAAAGAATAACTTTAGCTTATAACTATAACAAGAAAGTATAACCATGCATCAAATTATAGATGAGTTTTTACCTAAAGAAGATTTTATTAAATTAAAAAATATTATCTATGGTGCTAACTTTCCTTGGTTTCTCCAACAAAATCTAGAGACACCCAATGTTTCTGATAAAAACTATTGCTATTACACTCATTTATTATTGAATGATGGTATTCAAAATAGTGCAGTTTTTAATGATATTTGGGATATTTTAAAAGGACATTTTGATTGGAAGATGATTGGACGAGTCAAATGCAATAGTTACCCAGCATCTTCTATTTTATTAGAACACGAAGATCACGTGGATGCACCTTGGGAACATAAAGGATTGATACTGTCTATGAATACATGCGATGGTGCAACAGTACTAGAAGATGGAAATAGAGTAGAGTCTATTGAGAATAGAGCTTTGTTTTTTGATCCTAGTAAGCCTCACCATAGTACAAACTGCACAAACGATAAGGCTAGAGTAAACATAAATATTAATTATTTTTAATGTTATTCCCAACTCTTGTAATTGATAATTTTTTTGAAGACCCAGAATCTGTATTGCAATATGCTAATACATTAAAATACAAAGCTCCAGAAGATGGAAGTTATCCAGGCACAAGAAGTGAAAACTTAGATAATGTTTTTTTCCAATTTGTTACTAAAAAAATAATGGCAGCGGTATATCCTATGAATTATAGATATATGAATTGGGCAGGTAGTCAGTTTTTTCAAAAGATTAATGGAGCTGATTATCCTTATGAAGGTTGGGTTCACCAAGATTACAGTCAAGAAATTAGCGCTATTATTTATCTTTCAAAAGACCACGGTTGTGGGACAGCTATATATACTCCCAAAGATCATGATAGAGAAATCTTATTTGTTGATAAGAAGCATAAACAATTTAAAGAAGTTTTCCAACAAAAAGGAAAAGATGACGATTTAGAGAAATACTTAAGACAAAATAATGATAGGTTTAAAAAAACCATAGAGGTAGATTCTGTATATAATAGACTATTACTTTTTGATTCTTCTGCTTATCACGGTGTAGTTAATTTTGGTAAAAACGAAAGAACTACATTAATTACATTCTTATCTGAGATAACTTCCGAACAGCCTATAAAGTATCCAATAAGTCAAATGGGGAGAGTTTAGTGTTATTTATTAAAAAATATAAAACACCCCATCATATTTGTGATCAAGTTTTAAATTATTTTGAAGAAAATAGATCTTTATGGACTATAGGTAGATGTGGTGCTCCCAGTGGAGTTGCTATAAATAAAGATGTTAAAGATTCTATTGATTTATGTTTAGAAGAAAAACCAGTAGAGCTAACTGAATACTTTGATGTTTTAGGAAAACATATCGATGAGTATATTGATGAATTTGACATACTAAAAACCAGCACAAAATTAGTAATAGCTGAAGGAGCTAATATTCAAAAATATAAGAAGAATGGTGGTTTTAAAAAATGGCATATGGAAAGAACTTATTTAGATAAAGATACACCCGATGATATTGGTATGAGAAGAGCTTTGGTATTTATGACATATTTAAATGATGCTAAAAATAGTGGTACAGATTTTAAATATCAAAAAATTGGTTTCGAATGTATTAAAGGAGATACTCTAATTTGGCCAGCAGAATTCACACATACACACAGAGGTCAATTAACTCAAGAAACAAAATATATAATAACAGGATGGGTACACTATGATAAATGAAATAAAGAAACATCATCTTTTTGCAACTCCAGTATATAGAGCAAAGATAGAACCACATTTATACAATAAAGCTAAAATTATTAAGGATATAGAAAGTAATTTTGCAATCACTGAAGACAGAAATAAATTAGACGGTCATCTAAGTGCTTCATCTTATTTACATATGCATTATGATGATGAGGAAAACACTGATTTTAATTCAATAGATTTAGATAGTCTAAGACCTATTTATGCAGATTACATACAAAAATTTTTAACAGATATAAAATTAAAAGACAAAGATGAAGAGGTTTCATTTAAATTTGAAATAGTTAATTATACAGCATCTATGAGTAATAATTTTATGAGAGCTCATAATCATATACCTAGTTCTGATTTTGCATTATGTCATTATGTTCAATTTGAACAAGGTATTCATTCGGCTACTGTCTTTTCCAATCCAGGTAAATATATAGCTTTACATAATAAAGATGTTAGAAAAAACTATTATGATAAGTTAGACCATACCCATACTGAAAATTCTAACTACCATGAGTTTTTTGAATTAGTTACATTTGAAGATGATTGCTTTATATTCCCTGGCTATCTCCATCATGAAATACCAAGATCAAAACATAAATATAATAAACTTAGGATTGTAGTTGTTTGTAATATTTGGATGGATGCTTGAGAAACACCTTAAAAACATAGAATACCCAACTCAAGAACAGAGAGAAAAAGAACTCTGGGATATATCAGGAAACTTAAAAGGAAGAAACCAAGTATTCAAATTTGATACAAGGCCTTTACAAAGGCTATCAGACCTTGTTGCTAAAAAAATGACTACTAGGTCAAAAGCTGACAAAGTTGTATTTGAAAGCGATAAACATATTATTGTGGTAGATGCTGAAGAACTCCATACTTATGTAAAAGCCAATAGAATTAGTAAAATACATATACAAGAAATATTGGATAAATTAGATTGGAATATTATACTCAATAAAAACGACGTTTAATTTTTAAGTGGAATAAAGGTCTAATTAGTAGTATAAAAGCTTATTTTATTATATATAATGGATACCTATGCCTTTACAGAAAATACAATTTAAAGCTGGTTTTAATAAACAACAAACTGCCACCGGGGCCGAAGGTCAATGGATAGATGGTGATAATGTACGTTTTAGATACGGACAAGCTGAAAAAATAGGCGGTTGGGAAGAACTTACAAATGGTGATTTAGCAGGACCTGTAAGAGCTCAACACACCTGGACAGATTTAACTGGTAAAAAATATGGTGCTTTAGGAACTTCTAAAGTATTGGTTATTTATTATGAAGGTGATTTCTATGACATCACACCTTTAAAAACAGCCGTTACTGGAGCGACTTTTAATTCAACAACAGGTTCTGCGACAGTGACAGTTAACGCAGCAGCTCATGGTTTATTACAAGGTGATTATTTTATTTTTACTTCTGTAACCTTACCTGGAGGTGGAGAAACAGGATACACAACAGCAGATTTTACTACCAATGTTTTTGAAGTCTTATCAGTTCCTACTTCAGGAACATTAACAATCACAATGCCTTCTAATGAAACAGGAACTGGAATGTCTTCTCAGGGAAGTGCAACAGTTAATCCTTATATTGACATTGGACCCGTGTTTCAAACCGCAGCTTATGGTTGGGGAACAGGTAAATGGGGAGAAGAAGAATGGGGAACAACAAGATCAACTACTAACGTGACATTAGATCCTGGTTCATGGTCCTTAGATAATTATGGACAGTTACTTGTTGCAACAGTTAGAAATGGAAACACTTATACTTGGGATCCAACTGCTGGGTCTGGAGCTTTAAATACTAGAGCCGTTGTCCATACTCCAATACCTAAAGCATTAATGAGTCTAGTATCCGATAGAGATAGACACTTATTTTTAATGGGTACACAAACAGATTTAAATGATGGTGCTACACAAAATAAAATGTTTATTAGATTCTCTAATCAAGAAGATATTGACACTTGGGCACCTACCGCAACTAATACTGCAGGTACATTCCTCTTGGACCAAGGAAATGAAATTGTAACAGCGGTTCAAGGTAAAGACTATGTACTAGTACTCACGGATCAAGCTGCTTATGTAATTCAATTCGTAGGACCACCTTTTACATTCTCATTGAGACAAGTCGGTTCTAATTGTGGATGTCTAGGTCAACATGCAGCAGTCTATGCACAAGGTGCTGTATTTTGGATGGGTTTTGGTGGTGGATTTTTTATGTATGATGGTACTGTAAAACAACTACCTTCATTAGTTGAAGATTATGTATTCACTACACAAGGTGGAGCGCCTGGAATTAATGCTGATGCTAATCAAATAACATATGGCTATCATAACTCATTATATAATGAAGTGGGTTGGTATTATGCTTCTGCAAACTCACAACAAATTAATAGAAATGTAGTATATAATTTTTTAGAACAAAGTTGGACAACTGGAACTTTGTCTAGAACATCATATAATGATGCACACACATATGCCTTACCTTATGCTACAGAATTTAACAGAACTGGAACACCTACTTTTCCAGTTATCAATGGAGTTACCAATCAAAATGGGTCTTCTAAATATTGGGCTCATGAAACAGGTGTAAATGAAGTAGACTACCAAGGTGTAGCTACAGCTATCAGCTCTTATATACTATCCGGAGATTATGATATATCGGAACAAGGTTTTGCTGGAGATGGAGAATATATTTTAAGAATATCTAGGTTCATACCAGACTTTAAAAACTTATCTGGTAATGCAAAAGTAACTTTATTCTTTAGAAACTATCCTGCAGAAACAGCAACTAGTGATCCTAATGGTCCGTTGATTACTGGTCCATTTACTGTTAATAGTTCTACTAATTATATAAGTACTAGAGTTAGAGGAAGACAAGTTAGTGTAAAAATTGAGAATGATGCAGTGGATGAGTCTTGGAGATATGGAACTTTAAGATTAGATATAGCTGCAGGAGGAAGAAGATAATGGCAAAGATAACAGCAATTATACCTGAACCAACTCCTGAATATCAAGAATCAAACCAAAGACAATTAAGAGAAGGTTTAGATACTTTAAAGAATGAACTTAACTTTGGT